AAGTAGTTGACAAATTTGGAAATCGTGGTACTATAAACAAGCAATAATAAATGATGAAACACAATAATAAGAAATTCATTGTTTATTGCCATAAGAACAAAGTAAATGGCAAAAGATACATAGGTATTACATGTCAACAACTGAACCAAAGATTTAGAAATGGGAAAGGATATAAAAGTTCTCCACATTTCAATCATGCCATTCAAAAATATGGTTGGGGAAATTTTGAACATCAAATATTGTTTTCTGAGTTGTCGGAAGAAGATGCGAAAAACAAAGAGATCGAAATGATTGAAAAATACAATACCAGGGATAGCCGATATGGATATAATATTACGCCGGGTGGCGAAGGGTATAGTGGTGAAGATAATCCCTGGTATGGAAAGCATCATTCAGAAGAAAGTAAGAAGAAAATGAGTGAAGCAAGAAATGGAATACCCAAAACAGAAGAATGGAAAAGAAAAATTTCTGAGTCAAATAAAGGTCGAGTTGTCACAAAAGAAGCTAAAGCGAAAATGAGTAAAAATCATGCAAATGTTTTTGGCGAAAATAATCCTATGTATGGAAGAAAACTTTCAGATGAGGCGATTGCTAAAATGGTTAAAGCATCAAAGACCGAAGAAGCAATTGCTAAAATGAAGCAAAATAAAGTATGGTATTCAGGAAAAGACAATCCACATGCAAAGAAAGTAATGTGCATAGAAACTCAGAAAGTATATGATACGTTAAATGATGCAGCAAAGGATAACGGTTGTAATCCAACAAAGGTATCTGCCGTATGTCATGGGAAAAGAAACCATACAAATAATTTACATTTTGAATTTGTAGGAGGAAAAGATGGCTAAGTGGTTTGAAGAGCTGAGTGCTGTCAATGTAAACGAACACATTAAACAGAAAAATGGTCTTAACTATTTGAGCTGGATGTGGGCTTGGCAGGAATTAAAAAAGAGATACCCATTATCATATGCCACAGTTCATGAAACTGAGGATGGTATGCTGGTATGGCGTGATCCGATTGGGGGACACGTAAAAACTTCTGTTACTCTTGTATGGATTGAAGAAGATTCAGAAGGTAATGAAGTTCAGAAAGAGCATACAGCAACGGAATATCTGCCGGTTATGGACTTTAGAAATAAAGCAGTACCGTATGAAAATATTGATGCCATGATGGTTAATAAGACTATTCAGAGAAGTCTTACAAAATGTATCGCAAGAATGGGACTCGGCAGCTATATTTTTGTTGATGAAGATCTCCCAGAAGAGGAAAAGAAACAGGAGAAAAAGAAACAGGCTGAAAAATCAGAGCTTGATAAAGTAAATCTTGAATGCTTCAATCTTGCAAAAGAGAAGTCAGCAACCCACAATGAAAAAGTAACCGAGCTTTGTAAAAAATATGTTTCCAATGGAAACCCGAAGAGAATCACAAATATTGATGATTCCAAAGCACTGTTAGAAGAGTTAAAAGCACTTAAATAAAAAAGGAGATATTACAGAATGAATAATGTAAATTTAGTAGGTCGTTTAGCAAGAGATCCAGAGGTTCGTTATTCCCAGGGTGGTAACGCAACATGTGTAGCAAGATATACGCTTGCCGTATCACGCCCATTTAAAAACGGAGAAGGTAAGCAGGAAGCAGATTTTATTTCTTGTGTTGCATTCGGTAAAGCCGGAGAGTTTGCAGAAAAGTATCTTACAAAAGGAATGATGATTGGTGTTACTGGTAGAATCCAGACAGGAAGCTACGATGATAAAGATGGTAAAAAAGTCTATACAACGGATGTAATCGTGGCAACTCAGGAATTCTGTGAGAAAAAAGGAAGCACAGATGATGGAAATTCTTCTGCTGCACCTAAATCAAGCAATAATAAAGGGAAGAAAACAGATGACGGTTTCATGAACATTCCAGACGATGTGGATGACGAACTTCCATTTAACTAAGCCGGAGGATATAAATGAGCGAAAATAAAGACAGGTTTGTTAGTCTTGTACGCTCAATAAACAGAGAAGGGATAAACGAATTAGTGGAATTCCTGGAAAAATCGGACTTTTACACAGCACCGGCGAGTACAAGATTTCACTGTTCAATCCCGGAAGGGTTATTGATACATAGCTTGAATGTGTATGACATGTTCGAGCAAAAACGCAAGACAGAACCATATAAAACAGTTTTAGGCAATATTTCAGATGATTCCAGCAAAATAATCACTCTTTTCCATGATATCTGCAAGACATACATGTATGAAACTGATTATAAAAACAAGAAAATTTACAGCGAAACAGGTTCTAAGAAGGACGAAAAAGGTAGATTTGACTGGCAAGCGGTAGAGTTCTACAAAGTAAATGATCTTGTTCCTTATGGTCACGGCGAAAAGAGCGTCATGATGCTTGAAGAGTTTATTAAATTACAACCGATTGAAAGATACGCTATCCGATGGCATATGGGGTTCACAGAGCCTAAAGAAAACTGGAACACTCTTGGTTCAGCGATTGAAAAATATCCAGTGATTTTAGCTCTCCATGAATCTGATCTGGAAGCCACATATCTCTTAGAAAAAGATATGAA